GGTAAATCATTGTTAGCAATGAATGCTATGTTGTATTGGTTATTAAATAATAATAAAAGTAAGGGATGCTGGATATCCCCGATATATAAGCAATGTAAGAAGGTATTCGATGAGTTGGCTGAAATAACAGGACCAGTTATTAAATCATCAAATAAAGCGGATTTAATAATAGAATTTGTTAATGGTTCCTCACTACAATTCCTATCTGCTGATTCACCTGATTCTATTAGAGGTTTTAGTTTTAATTATATGGTTGTTGATGAAGCTGCTTTCATTCAACAATCTGCTTTTGAACAAGCTATCTTACCTACATTAACTGCTATTGGTAAAAAATGTTTACTAATATCAACACCTAAAGGTAAAAATTGGTTTTATAATTGGTTTTTAAAAGGAACAAACGGTGATACTGATTTTGTTTCATTTAAAGGTATAAGTGAAGATAATCCCTTTGCTGATGCTAGTTTCATTGTTGAGTGTAAAAAAAGTATGCCCGCATCAGTATTCGCACAGGAATTCTTAGCTGAATTTACTGATGATGGTAATGATGTATTTACTAACCTTGATAATGTATGTATAATAAATGAATACCAATTGGCACGACCCTCAATTTCTTATTATGCAGGAATTGATACAGGGTTTAATTCCGATTATTCGGTCCTCGTTATACTCGATGAAAGTGGAAGAACAGCTAATGTTAGTAGAATCAATGGATTACCTCTTGAATCAATTGTTAGCAGATTTGAACAAACACTACAACCCTATAGGTGCAGAAATATTTATATTGAAACAAATGGGATTGGTGAAGCTATGTTCCAACTAATGAAAAATAAAGTAGCTAATGTTAAACCATTTGTTATGACCAATGAATCTAAACAACAAGGTATCCAGCAATTAATTTTAGGTATACAAGAACAAACATTTGAATTTCCATCAAAACAATTAATGCCTGAGTTTTATGATGAATTTGCAGCTTTTACTTACAAACAACTTGGTACTGGCAGGTTGCAATTTGGTGCACCTAACGGAACCCACGATGATATTGTTATTGCAACTATGCTAGCAAATGAAGCTAGAAGAAAACTACATATGAAAAAACCTATTTACATTGGTAAATATGCGTAGAATCCGTTTAAATATCAATTATCATTATTAAATCAATACAATATACAATTAAACATAAAATACATGAATTATCCAAAATACCTCACTGTTGACCATTATCTCAAATTAAAAGATTTTGAAAAAATAACTAATGCATCTGATTTAGTTAAGGTGATAAATGTTATCACCGGATTAGAAGAAGATGAAGTTAAAAAATTAAGCAAGGATGATATTGATACTCTAACTGATTTTGTGAAGAATCTGTTAGATAACAGTGTACCTAAGTTCTGGCCAGTATTCGAACATAAAGGAATAACCTATGGTTTTAACCCAATATCTAAAATGATATTAGGTGAATGGATTGATATGGATGCCCTATCTAAGGATTGGCAGAATAACCTTCATCTATTAACAGCAACTGTTTATAGACCAATAACAAAACATAATTATAAGAGTTGGATTTGGAGAACTCATTATAATATAAAGGTATTAACTAAGGATAATACAACATCACCATTTGATGTTTATGAGGTTGAACCATATAATGCTGATACAGTAGCTGAGAGGGCTGAATTATTTAAAGAACTACCATTAGAAATAGCAAAAGGAATGTTGAGTTTTTTTTTAGTATTCGCGGTCAAACACTCCGAAACTATTCAAACATCTTTGCTACAGACAGAAGAGGAGAAGAACATAGTGATAGAGGGGAACAAGAGTCTAATACAACAACTCTATCAGACCACTACGGTTGGTTCTTAACATTATACAATCTTAGTGAGACCAATATCCTATCTATAACAGGTGATAAAGCAATAACAGATTTAAATTTTATTTTTGTATTGAATTATCTATCACTCAAACAAGAATTGTTTAAAGAAGAAGAAAAGAGATTAGCCCAAAATAAAAGAACCAGAATATTATGATATCCTTTACAACCATAGTTAATAATTTAAAATCAGCAGCTTCAACATTAACATCTGTTAATACTGTTGATTTTGGTTCTATTGATATGCTTGATGCAAACTGGCAGAATGCTGTTTACCCATATGTTTTCTTTAGACCATTAACATCACCTGGTATAACAATTAGTAATGCTAGTATGGCCCAACCTAGAAGATTAAATTTTGAAATGTACATTATGGATGTACCATTACAAACAGATACTGATTTAGTTGATGTTATGAGTAACACAGAACAAATTGGTTATGATATATTATCTGATTTCTATGATGGTACTTATGAGAATTTAATTAAGGTTACAACAAACAATATAGCCCCATTATTTGAAGCATTCCAGGATAGAGTAGCTGGTTGGGTATTTAGTGTAACAGTAGAAACAACACCTCAAGGATTTACCTCTTGTAACAGAACAGAATCATGATTAAAAGACCTAATTTAGAAAGAACACCTAATTATGATTTAACTTTTGATTTGATGGGTAGGCAACTAGCCCAAAAATTAAGAGAAGCAGTTAATAGTAAAGGTATATCAGCAACAGGAAATTTAGCTAATTCATTTATATATGATGAAAATGAAGGTGTTGTTAAATTTCTTAAGTATGGTGAAATAGTTGATGGGGGTAGAAGGTCAGGTGGTTTTCCTCCTATTAGACCTATTGTTGAATGGATTAATGCTAAGGGTATTAGTACAGGTAATAAAACAGATGAACAGGTTGCTTTTGCAATAGCTAAAACAATTGAGAAAAGAGGATACAGACCACAACCATTCATACAACCAACAATATCTGAATTAGAACAAAGATTTGCTGAATACTTTGCTGAAGCAATAGCTGATGATATTGAGTTGAATGCACAAGTATATTTTGATAATAATGTAAATAATAAAAAATTTACAATAAACTTAGGTAAAAAGAAATAAGATGGCCATAACAGTAGATAACTACCCACTACAAATATTAAACGCTGCAAACAGTGATGTATTTTATGTTGTTACTTCAAACAGTAGCAGCAAAGATAATTTCTCATATGTTTGTGATATAATAAATGATGCTGGTACTAGAATTGTTAGATTAAAACAAAGACCAAATAATGCTGGTATTGGTGTTTTTAATATTGGTGAAATAACTAAAACATTAGTATCTGGAGATTATGAGTTACCTGAGGTAGGTGATGGTTCTGTTTTCAAACCATCTGATTTAAGTTTAGCTTGGTATAAAGTAGCATTCGGTGAAGAATTTAGTAACTCACCTACTAGTTCTATTTTCTTATATAATGGTGTAACTAGTACAGCTATTAGTGGTTCTACTAATGTTGCTAAATTAGACCCCAATCGTTCATTAGACCCATTCACTTATATATTTGGTGCTACTGTAGATAGAACTGAAGTTAGTTATTATTTTGATTATATAAATCATTATAACCCATCAGCTACTTGGGATGAGAACTTAGATAAAAAACTAAGTGATATGCCCAACACCAATATTCCTTTGTACCCAAATAGATTCCATATATTTAGTATGTTTGATGGTCAATGGGCTAGTGGTTCTACAGTATATAGAAACGATATTGCTTTTATGGATGTTAATGAAATTGATAGTACTGGTCAGGTAACCAATCAACATAGATTATATAACAGCCAAGATACTTATGGTCCTGATAGCCCTAGAACAGTATTTAATGCTGCTTTAGGTTCTTATTCATCCAGTTTCTTTACAACATATAAAAATAATAGATTAATTAATATAGGAGTAGGGGACCCAATATGGTCAAATGAATTTACCTTAGACCCATCTACAGTTTCTGTTACAATTGATTTAGGTTCTAATGCTAATGCTACTTGGCACTTTCAATATTTACAATATGATATTTTAGAAGCACCTTGTGATTATCCTTTATATCAATTAGCTTGGTTAAACAAATATGGTGTTTATGATTATTATTTCTTTACAGGTAGGGACCAATATAATATAAAAAGAACAGATAATAATTATCTAAGAGGATTTACTAATTATAGTATAACCAGTACAGCAACTAATCCATATAACCCAGAAAATAGAGGGTTAAAATCATATGAAACAACTTATGACCAAACATATACTATATCAACAAGGTATTTAACTCAAGAATGGGCTGATTGGTTAGAGGGATTATTCACATCAAATGATGTTTGGTTAATAACTGAAGCTAATACATGGAGACCTATTAATTTAGTTTCTGCTGATTATACTAAATTTAATGACCCTCGTTCTCAAAAATTAAAATCCTATACAGTACAATTTAAATATGCTAACCAACCAAGACCAAGATAATGGCTGAGATAATAATTAGAGTATACAATAATAAGGTAATAGCTAAACCAGGTGCTGTTGATTCTACTTGGTGGGACCTTGATGTTGATAATAATGATGTTCAATCTATTAAATTAGATATATCATCTATTGATTCAAGTGATATAGGTGCTGTATATGGGGCTGCTTCTCAGAAGTTCTCTCTACCAAATACAGCAACTAATAATGATTTCTTTAATTATGCTTTCAACATTAATTCAGAAGAAGCAGGTTTTACATTTCAGAAAACATTTCCTTGTCAGGTATTAGTTGATGGTGCTTCTGTTGCTACAGGTAGATTATTTTTTGATTCTGTAACAACTGATAATTTTGGTAATCATAAATACAATTGTTCATTTAATGATTCTGTTGCTTCATTAAAGGATTTATTGGGAAATATGACCTTAGCTGATTTAGATTGGTCTACTCATACTCATAATTTTACTGTTGCTAATGTAACAGGTTCTTGGGATAATTTGTTGGTTAATGGTGATATAATTTACCCAACTGTTTTATATGGTTATCCTAAAGATGTTTCTCACTATGTTTGGGATGCATCTTATTTCCAACAAGCTGCTTTAGGAAATATAAATAATATTATACCATTATCTGCTTATAAACCATCTATTAGAGTTAAAGCTGTTATTGATAAAATATTCAATTCATTGAATTATGAATATTCATCAACATTTATCTCTAACAATACAAGTTCATTTGGTGAAGATGTTTATGGTAAGGTAACAGCATCATTTGAGGATTTATATATGTTGACCACACCTGATGCTAATGCTGGTCCTTTTATCACTACACCTTGGGCTGATGCTGCCCATTATTCACCTGGTCCTTATACTGGTTCATTTGCTGCAAGTACAGCAACATTTCAATCAATAACAATACCTGTTAGAGATATAATGACCGGTTCAGGTAATTATGAGATTTATGACCCTGATAATTATTTGGATTTTGCTGCTTCACCTACATTCACAGTTCCATATAATGGTACTTATAGAGTTTTACCTCAATTTACCTTTACACCAAATAGAACTAATAACTATAAAATAACATTTAGGTCTACATCAGGTACCCCATCAGTTGTTTTATATGATGGTGTTATCAGTTCAGGTAGTTCTTATACATCAAACCAATATGTTCAGTATGATACTCTAACACCTGCTGCTAACATAGCTTATGAATTAAAAATAGAAAGAAGACCAATATCACCAGCAATAAACTTAGGTAATACATCAGCTAGCTTATTCTTAACAGAAAATTTCTTTGCTATTGATAACTTAGCTAAAAATGAAGGACCAGTTAATATGGCCTTACAATTTGGTAATTTAAAAGCTATTGATTTCTTAAGAGGTTTACAAGAACAGTTCAATTTAGTATTCTGGTCTGATAGAGAGAATCCAACTAAAATTTACATAGAACCCTGGAATACTTTTAAGGATTTAGGTACAACATTAGATTGGTCGGATAAAATAGATTATAATGTTAAATGGGAGATTTCACACCCATCTGCTGGTGCTGAAAAAACATTAGCTTTCCAAAATACAAATGATGAAGATGCTGCTAACAAATATTATATTGTAACAGATAATAAACCATTTGGTTCCTTCACTTATGAAGCACAAAGTGATTATGCTAAACAAACTACTAAAAAGATAGGTAGTTCATTCTTTGCACCAACTGTTGTTAAACCAATCCCAGGTACTCAAGCTATAACAGAAGGTAATAATATAACTATACCTCATATATATGGTTCTGATACACCTAATAGACCTCCATTAATTAAATTTAAACCAAGGTTATTATTTAAGAATGGTAAGAAAACATATAATGTTGATTATACTTTAGAATCAGTTTCTCTTAACACTTATTATCAGATGTCCCCTGTAACTACTTTACAGAACTCTGCTTCTAAGTTTGATTTGAATTATTCCTCAATGAACTATTATTGGGGTGCTGATAGTATTATACAGTATGACCATTATACTGATAATGATTGTTTTAACAGATTCTGGGCTGATTATGTAAATAACATTTATAGAAATCCTGCTAGAAGATTAACTTGTAATATAGTTTTTGACCCTACTGATTTACAAAGATTTAAAATTAATGATACTATTTTAATCGATGGTCAAACCTATTTAATCGATAAAATTAGTGGTTTTAACTTAACTAAACCTGATTCTGTAGAGGTACAATTAATTAAATTATTATTCCCATCTGATAAATATAGACCAATTTATATTGTTGATGGGAATGATGATATACAAGTACCTGGTCACCCTGCACCTGATAACACTCATAATGGTTCTGAATTTACATTCGATGTTGATTTAGCAGACCCAACAAAAGTTGTTATTAGAGATTTAGATGGTGGAACAGTACCACCTGATGTTGTAAGTAAAGATTTAGTTAGAAACTCAGGTTATTTAGTTAGTGGTTCACAAGTATTAGCTAAACAAAAATGGGATAAGCAATTTGTTACAAGAAATGTTCCTAACAGTGTACAGTATGGAATTAATGATGGTTCAACACCTACGGGAAATTCGTTTAATGTTGGTGATAATAACACACTAAACGGATTTGGTCGAAATATAGTTGTTGTTGGAGATTCAAACGAATTATCCGTTGAAAACCAAAATTTAATTATTGTAGGTAATACTAATAATGTTGATAGAACAAATCAGAATTTAGTTTACATAGGTGATAACAGTAACTCAGGTGTTAAGAACTTTCAAGGTAGCTTAATTATTGATAACACATCAGGTAGTAGTGATTTAAATAGTGATGGTGTTACCAAATCTGGTTTAATTGCTTTGAATAGTAATATCCAGTTAGCTGGTACAATGAATGATACTGTTATCTTAGCTAATACATTAAGAGGTAGTACTGGTGTATCAATAGGTAGAACAGGTTATGATACTAAAAACTGTTTATTTATTGGTAATGATAATGTTAATGCTACTCCATCAAGTGAGATGGATAATATCACTATGATTGGTAACACAGGTGTTAACTTTTCTGGTTATGCTGCTGCTGGTATTTATCCTGATTTTGGTAGAATAACTATTATAGGTAACCAAGGTGTAATTGTAAGTGGTGGTTTTTGGAATTTTGCCCAATATAATGATTATGGTACTACACATACATCTGTAGGTAGTACATCTTATAGCATAACCAGTTTAGGTAATGAGAGTACTGATGTTGAATATTCTCTTTATGCTAACAACAGTTATATCAATAATACAGATTGTGATTTTTCAGGTTCACAATCTAATCGTAGTACTCTTATAGCTAACAATTATACAGGAACTAAAAGAGATGTTTATAATAGTGCTTTAATTGAGAATAATAGATTAACAGTAAATAATGATACTGATGGTACTTTATTTGCTACTAATGATGCTGTTAGTGTTGGTAAAACAGATTTTAGCAATATATTAACTAATGGTAATCCTAGTTTTGTAGTACCTGGTGGTAACCCAGATTCTCCAGGTTATGCATATCCTAATTTTTATGCTACTGCTTCTTATTCAACATTATTAAATAACTGGAATTCATATATTTCAAGGTCTGATTATTCTGTTATAGCACAAAACCAAGCATTAGATAGTAGAACAACTAATACTAGAAATGTTATTTTAAATACATTTAGTGCTTCATTTAGACCAACAGGTGGTAGTACAGGTAATACTGATTCAAATTATATAGGTGTTAAAAATACTACACTATCAGGTAGTACAACAACAGCTTATAATAGATTAACCTTATTAAATATTAGTGCTTGTACCTTTACAGGCAGCCACGCTGATAGTATCTATGCTAATAATACCAATGCTGATTTTAGAGAAGCAGGTACTAATAATATTATCATGGGTGTTAACTATGGTGATTATAATATTGGTGATAATAAAATTATATTAGGTTGGCCTGGTATTTTAAGGAATTTCGATTATCAAGATTTCAACTTATCATCAACTGATTATGCTACTATTTTAGGTTCTCCTGATAAAACCAGTTATGGTAATGGGCCTATCATGGAAACTATTAGTGTGATAACAGGTCACCAATATCATTATGGTGCCCAATATCATGGTTTTGATAAATTAGTAGGTTCAGCAGGTGGTAGTTCAACTTTAGATTCTTCAGTTAATACTCTATTATTAGACTGGTTTAGCACAGCAGGTACTTATACATTAACTTTACCTGATGCTGTTGATGTTGATGGTAGAGTAGTAGTTTTTAAAGCTAATGGTAATATATCAGCTACTAAAATTATTCAATTAACTATTGATGGTGTTCAAAGAATTGATGCAAACACTACTTACAATATTGATGCTGCTTATGAAACAGTTACTATAATGGCCATGGATGGTCAGTGGTGGATAATAAATTAATCTTAGTGAACATAATAATCTATCTGTAATAAATAAATAAAATGTCGGCCCAAGCAGAAATAGATATCAGGGTAAATACAGAAGGTGCCCAACAATCCTTAGATAAGTTTCAAGGTGCTATTGATACCTTAGGAGGTTCTGTAGAAGTTGTTTTCGGTTCATTAGCACTGTTTGGTGTTGAAAATGAATGGGTTAAGAATTTAGAACAAGGTGCTGTAGGTGCTATTGCGTTAGCTGATGGTGCTAAGCGAATGACCGAAGGTATCATTAAGTTTACTGGTGCTACTACATTAGCTGAAGCTGCACAAGCTGCTTTTAATGCTGTAGCTAATGCTAACCCTTATGTTTTATTAGCTACTGCTATTTTAGCTGCAGGTACTGCTTTATTCTTATATAAGAAAAATGCTGAAAAAGCTAAAGAAGCACAAAGGCAATTAAGGGAGGAAATAGGTAAAGCTAATTTTGATACAATTAGAAATATTCAGCTGTTAAAAGTTGAATTAAAAAATGAACAAAATTTAAGAGAATATCAAGCACGTGTTAGTACTAAATCTGTAAAAGAATTAAATACTGAAATTGCAGCATCTAATAAAGCTATCACTCAACAAACTGCTAATGTTGAAAAACAAATTCCTTTACTACAACAGTTAGATTTACAGTTTCAAAAAGAAGCTAATGCTTTACAAGCTAGATTTGATGCTGGTCAATTAAGTAATGAACAATATGAAAAGGAAAGTGAAGCATTACAGGAAAGAACAGACCAAAGAAAACAAGATATTGAGTTATCGCTTGAAAATGCTAGAATAGCTATTGAACAGCATAAAGCTTACATTGATATAGCAAATGAGGAAATAGATAAAAGAAATGAAGTAGCTGAAACTAAAGCTGATAATGCTAAAGCTGATAAGGTACTTAGTGATGCTACAAAAACAGCTGAAAGAGAAAAAGCAGCAGAATTAGTTAGAATTCAGACCGAATTAGAGGATGAATTATATTTAGCTAGGTTTAAAGGTCAAGAATTAGAAGAACTACAAGCACAACAGTTATTTGATGATAGAGTAGCTAGGGCTAATGGTAATGCTGAGTTAATAAAACAAGCTGAAGAACAATTATTAGCTGATTTAGCTGAAATTAGAAAAAGATATGCTGATGAGGAAGAAGCTAAAAAAATTGAAACTAAAACTAAAGCAGATGAGGATGCTGCCAATCAATTAGAAGCACAAAAAGCATTAAATGATAGATTATTAGAATCACAAAAAGAATTAGCAGCAGATGAAGAAAGTTTACAACAAGCTAAAAGAGATGCTTTATCTGCTACGTTTGATTTAGCAAGTACTTTAGCAGGTGAGAATGAAAAAGTACAAAAAGCTATATTTTTAGGAACTAAATTAGCTGAAGCAGCCCAAGTAGCTGTTGATACTACATCTACTGTAACTGGTATAAAACAATCTACAGCTAAATCGGTTGCTGATTTATCAGCTGAACTAGCAGTAGCTACTGGAAGGGCAACAGCTGGTGACCCTACAGCAATAGCTGCTGTGCCAGTTTTAACAGGTTTAATAGCAACAACTAAAACAGCAGGTGCAGCAAAAGCAGCAGCAGCTAGAATTAGAGGTGCAGCAGCAGTAGCTGCTATATTAGCATCCTCCATAACTGGTCTTAAAGGTGGAGGTGGAGGAGATGGAGGTGAAGGTGGTGGAGGTGGTTCAGGTATAAGTACAGGTGCTTTTGCTACATTAAGTTTACCTAATCAAAACCAAAACCAACCTCCTCAATCACAACCATCTCAACCTATCCAAGCATATGTATTGGCTGGTGATGTATCTAATGGTTTAGAAGCACAACAAAAAATTCAAGAAAGAAGAAGATTATGAGTACCCCATTAATAATAAAATTAGATTTCGAAGAGGATAAAATAGAAGATGGTGTTTATGCTATCTCTATAGTTGATAGTCCTGCAATAGAAGTAGATTTCTTTACTTTTAATAAATATGAATTTGCTACTTATTCTGATTATCCTAAAGCTGTATCAGCAGCTGCTGAAAGAGGTATTAGATTAAATGAAGCAGTAAACAATAAATGTGCTACACAAGTTGGTAAAGTTAGGGCACAACAATTAGCCCAAGGTAAACCTGTTAGTGAGGAAACAATTAAGCGAATGTTTGCTTATTTGTCCCGTGCTAAAGCATATTATAATCCTGATGATACTGAAGCTTGTGGTACAATTTCTTATTTATTATGGGGTGGTGAACCAGCATTAGGTTGGTCTGAAAGAAAATTAGCACAAATTGAAAGAGAAAGAGAATTAAAAGCAGAAAATGAATTAGTTGATTCATTTGAGTTCTCTAAAAAGAAAAAAACTATCTATCTAATATCTTGTAGTTCTGATAAATTAGAAACTAAAGCAGCAGCAAGTGAATTGTACTGTTCTCCTCTATTTAAGAAATCTCTTGAATATGCAAGAAAACAAGTATCAGATGACCAAATATTTATTTTATCAGCTAAATATGGTTTGGTACCTTTAAATAAAGTTATAGAACCTTATGATGTTACATTAAAGGATATGCCCAGTGATGAAAGAAAAATGTGGGCTGATAAGGTATATTCTGAATTAGAAAACCAATTCAGTATTAGTAATGATGAGTTTGTATTTTTAGCTGGTACTGCTTATACAGAATACTTAATTCCTAAATTTAAGTACACTCATGATTTCTTAGAAGGTAAGAAAATAGGAGAAAGATTAGAATACCTAAATAAATTCTACATTTGTTTCAACAGTGATTATTTAGCTTTCTCTTATTTATTTAATGCTTTAGAACAGTTACCAGAATCAGAAAAAGATAATGTTATTGAACTACTTGATAAAATCTCGCAGAATACCAATAAGGAGATATTTTGTGATGCAGATGGTGGGTGTGAAGTTAAAATGGAAATTCAAACGGATTTTACAGCAGAATCCGAAAAGCAAATGATAGTTTCACCGGTAATGATACCGAACAAAACTATCCTAAGAAAATCTGTTACAGGTGAAGAATTTTATGTTTATTTTACACCTGATACTATTGAAAAAATGGCCCATAACTTTCTAAAAAAGAAAGCAACAGATAACTTCAACATTCAGCATGATACAGGTACTAAATTAAAAGGTATTAGTGTTGTTGAAAGCTGGGTTAAACAAGATGATAATGATAAAAGTTCCAAGTATGGTTTTAATTTACCTGATGGTACTTGGTTTGTTATGTTAAAAGTTGAAGATACTAATTTATGGAATCTAATTAAAACAGGTGCTGTAAAAGGATTATCGTTAGAAGGTTATTTTGGTAAACAAGAAACCTTAAACAAATTTGAAGATTGTGGTTGCGAATAATATGATTAGTGGCCTCAAGTATATATATGTTTCTGTAATATTAAAATATTTTAATCTCATGTTAAACTTAAAAGAATTAGTAAAACAACATTTTGGTCTAGTTGAACCAACTGTTGCTACTGAAACTGCTATTGAGTTTGCTACCGCTAAAACATTAGATGGACAATTAACTTTAGAATTTGATGAATTATCTGCTGGAAAAGAAATTTTCATAGTTGATGCTGAAGGAAATAAAGTTAAAGCACCAACTGGTGAATATGTGTTAGAGGACAAAAAAGTAGTTAAGGTAGAAGAAGGTGTTATTGCTGAAGTTAAAGAAGCTACTGATGTTGAGGTAGAAGTTGAAGCTGAAGAGGTTGTAGAGGAAGAGGTTGTTGAGGAAATGAAAGATAAAGAGGAAAAAATGGCTGAAGTTACCCCTGCATTAGTTGAAGAATTAATTAAGCAAATTGCAGCAGTTGTTGAAGAAAGATTGCAACCATTAGAAGCTAAATTAGCTGCATTAGAAACAACTACAACCAAGATGGCTATTGCCCCTGCGGTTGAACCAACTGTTATTAAATCAAATAAAAACGCTGAAGTATTCAAAGGTTCAGCACTAACCAAAAACGCAGAAGCGAGATTAAATAGAATCGCTAACGAATTAAAAACAAGATAAAAATTTAAAAAATGAGTAATAACTTATCAACAATCACAACCGACTTCATTGATAGAGAAGGGTTGGGATTCTTAGCAAGAATTGTAAATGAGGGTAACACTATTGAGTTAGCTACCCTACAAACTGGTGTTAGACACAAAGCAACTGTTAACTCAGTTTATGCTGATGGTAACTTCCAGTATGGAACTTGTGCTGGTACTGCTGACCAAGCTACCACTTCTTCATTCAATGCAAGAGAAATCTTAGCTTGTAAGACCACTATGTACGATGGTGTTTGCTTACAGGATGTTCAAGAGAAGTTTGGTGCTTTAGGTGGTGAAGGTGCATATGCACAAAATGCAGAGGTATTAAGACCATTGGTTGAAGGTGCATTAAGTTCATTCCAGTGTCAAGTTGAAAAGAACTTATGGAACAAAGCAAATGCTACATTATGTGAAGCTGGAACTGGTTTGTTTAAAGTTATTTCTGGTTCTACAACTGGTGTTACTTTCAGTGGTTCAGCTTCTCCAAACGCTTGGGTTGGTGATGCAGTTGCAACCCCAACTTCTAACAACATTATCGGACAAGTTAATGCTGTTTA